GGAGCTTCATTTACGAAACACGCCTTAACAAATTATCATGCAAAAGATCGTCCTGAACAGTGTGATCGCGGTCTAGCGCATGCGATTGAATTAGGACTAATTGAATGCAATTGTGAAACAGAAGGCAAAGAAGCTTATACAATACTTATAAACCCATTCATATGAATTTCGGACAAGATTTTGAAAAAATATTCTTTAAGTTATCTTTGCAGAAAACAAAGTATCTAGAATCAATTAAAAAAGGATTCTATACTTCTGAAGAGATCGACACTCTACATTATTTAGCTACGAAATTCTATCAAAGATTTCATGAGACACCCAGTGTCGAACAAATGAAATTGTTAGCAAGTAAAGTTAATAAAAAAGTAGATGATGATATGATCGAAATCATATACGCTGCCGATTTAAAACAATATGATGATGAATGGCTAACATCAACTGCTGAAGCATGGATCAAATGGAGAAACTTTGATTGTACATTAGTTGATACTATTGAATATATTAAATCTACGAACGTTACTCCAGAAAATGCTGATTCTATTATCTCTAAAGTTAAAACTTTAATTAATGATAGAAACTCATTAGTATTTAATTCTGATATCGGACTAGACTTCTTTAATCCAGAAGATCACAAGTATGATGAGACTGACAAGTTCCCATCTCCATATAATTTCCTAGATCGAATTCTGAATGGTGGATACGATAAATCCGGAACACTAACGGTGTATGTTGGAGAACAGAATATTGGAAAATCTATATTTTTAGCAAATGATGCTGCACATTTCGTTAAGATGGGAACTAACACTGCTGTTATTACAGCTGAGATGGCAGCATACAAATTTATGCGAAGAATCGGTTCTAATTTATTAACAATTCCAATGATAGAATACGATGAAAAATCAAAGAACACTGATTTAATTCGTCGTAAACTAGATGGAGTTGGAGATGGATTAACTCCTCCTGGTCAATTGTTTGTTAAGCAATTTCCAACATCACAAGCAACCGTACCAGATATCGAAGCATATCTAAAACAAATTGAAGAAGAACGTAAAATTAAATTAGGAGCTGTTGTAATTGACTATATTAATATCTTGTCAAATTACAGAAATCCAAACTCTGAAAATACGTACTTAAAAATAAAACAAATCGCAGAAGATTTAAGAGCGATGGGAGTTAGAAATAAGTGGCTAATAGTTACAGCAACCCAAATTACCAGAAGTGGATATAATTCTACTGACATCGGAATGGGAGATGTATCTGAATCCGCTGGTCTTTCACATACTGCCGACGTTATGCTTGGTATTATTCAAGATGACTTAATGAGAGCTAGTTACGAATATTGGCTTAAAGTTCTTAAAATTCGTGATGGAGAAGGTAAAGGTATGAAATGTAAATTAAACATTAATTATACCTATATGAGATTAACTGAAACCGACGAGACTACAAATTCAAACATACACTCATTATAATGCAACATAAAGAAGATAAAATATTTAATAATACGTTCGAGAGTACTGAATTTGAACTAAACGGTTCGATTTCATTTGAAATCTCTAAGCAATTCACAGATGATACTTCTGAAGATGAGAAGATAGAACTAGATATGATTAGAAGAGATATACACTCCTCGATTCTTGGTTCAAGATTCGCTCATTTTAATGAGATCGATGATATGCATGCTACCAAAAAATTAAAGAAAATTGATATTAATGAGATTTATGAATATATTATTGGTGAATTATCTAAAAAATATTCAATTGTAGAAATATTTAGCGAAATTTGCGACTATTTCAATGTACATCCTACGAAATTCTATTCGTCTCTTGGTAATAAATTTAAAGAAGATTTAATTCAGGAACTCGATACTCGAACTAATATATTGAATCGCAAGAAAATAAACAGATTGTTCTAATGATAGAAGAAAAAGTACTTAAAAAACCAGTTGGTAGAATTTGGATTCTCGGTGATATGCACTTGGGAGTTAGATCAAATTCGACTGAATGGCTTGAAATCCAACAAGAGTACTATGATAGTGTTTTTATCCCTACTATAAAAGAAAATTATAAGGATGGAGATATTCTAGTTCAGGTTGGAGATGTTTTTGATAATAGACAGAGTATTAATTTAAAAGTAATTCATTATGCTGTCGATTTATTTGAAAGACTAGGTAAAATATTACCAACACATGTTATCTGTGGAAACCATGATATTTGGGCTAAAAAGTCAAATGATGTATCTTCAATTGATACTCTTAAATGGATTCCAAATGTTGGTGTTTATAAAAAACCAAAAGAATTTAATTGGGGTGGTAAAAAAGTTTTATTAATGCCATGGAGAAGAGATGCTGAACATGAAGCTGAAACTCTTGGTAAATATTCTAATTTAGATATTGTATTTTGCCATTCAGAAGTTACTGGAATTAAATTAAATGCTAAGGTAAATAATATGCATGGTAATTCAATTGATACGTATCAAGGTTACCAAGCCGTTTATTCAGGTCATATACATTACCGACAAAAGAAGGGTAAATTAAGAATGGTTGGTACTCCATACCAATTAACTAGATCAGATTCAAATAATCCGAAAGGAATTGATTTGGTTGACTTAGAAACAATGGAAGAAACATTCTTTGAAAATACGACATCTCCTAAATTTGTTAAATATAATTTAGCAAATCTTTATAATACTCAGTTAGGAGCATTTAAAGATGAGATTAGAAATAACTTTGTAGATCTATATGTTCCAGCTTCGATAGCTTCAACAAATTCTTTATCAAAGTTAATTAATAAGATTCAAAAGATTAGTCGAAAAATAGATCCAAATATCTATGACGAAGAGAACTTTTTAGACAAAGATTTCTACGACTTAGATGAAATTGAGGATCTATATAAAAACTATAATATTTTACACTTGTGCAATATTTACGTAGATGGATTAGGTTACGACGACGAAATGAAACAAAAAGTAAAAAGTCGTTTAAAACAGCTACACGATCAATGTGCATATAATTACGGTTCAGATCAATGAGAATAAAATCAATAGAATTTAAGAATTTTGCAAGTTACGGAAATAAAACACAAAAGTTAGAATTTACTGAAAATCTAGCAGAATTATTTTTAACAACTGGTAAAAACGGCGATGGTAAAACTACCATCGCTAACGCCATTATATTCGCATTGTATGGTAAAATAGAAGGAGTTAAATTGGCTGATTTGCCAAACAGAATCAATAAGAATCTGTTGGTTAAAATCGAAGTCCAATGCAAGAATATTGATGTTGTAATCGAGAGAGGACTTGCGCCTACTATATTTAATGTAACTGTAAATGGAGTTGAATATGATAAAGCAGGTAAAAGATCGGTACAAGACTACTTAGAAGAGGAAGTGTTCGGTATACCTTACCATGTGTTTAAGAACATTATCATATTATCAATTAATGATTTTAAATCATTTTTGACGATGTCTCCAGGTGATAAGAAACTAATCATCGATAAAATGTTTGGATTCTCAATCTTAAATGATATGTCAAGGACTATTAAAGAAGAGAGAAAGAATATTAAATCAGATTTGGATTCTTTTGATCGTGAATTAAAACAGATCAATGAGAATATTGAATCAGTTCGAGAAAAATTAGATCAATTATTAAACGAATCAGGTCAAAAGAATACGGTTAGAATTGAGGAATTAAAAACATCGTTAGTATCAATGAACGATGATAAAAAGAAACTTGAAATAGCCAGAGATAAAATCAAATCTTCAATTGGAACAAAAACAAAAGAGCTTGATAATACAAAGTCTTCATATTCTAAATTAAAATATGAATATGCTGAGCTACAGAGAAAGTTAAAGTTATACGAATCAAATGCATGCCCAACCTGCGAAGCTCCACTTTCAACTGATTTCCATATTGAAAGAAAAACTGAAATTGAACACCAATGCAAGGGAATGCCAGATTTAATAGAAACTACTGAAACTGAAATTCAAGGTATTAGTGATGAGATTACAAATCTACGTTCCAAACAAAACCAAGTTCTGGAAAAGGTTGGAAATATGAATGCGTCAATCGAAACTTTTAAAAATGAATTGATTAAAATCAAGAATAGTTTAGATGATAATAAAGAATTCGACCATTTAAAACAAATCATATTAGATTTTGAAAATAAAGAGGAAGAGAAAGGTAATCAAAAGTCTAATTTAGGCGCTGATTATAATTTCTTAGAAGCAATCGAATCAGTATTAGGAGAGGATGGAGTTAAAAACTTAGCAGTTAAAACAATTCTACCAGGATTAAATGCAAATATCGCAGCAATGGCAGCAACAATGCACTTACCATTCCATGTCAGATTCGATGACAAATTTGATTGTATTATTAATCACTTAGGAGAGAACGTTAACCCAATGACCTTGTCAACCGGAGAACGTAAGAAAGCAGACTTTATAGTTATTATTGCAATCATTAAGATTCTTAAATTAAGATTTCCTCAACTGAACTTGTTATTCTTAGATGAGTTATTAAGTTCAGTCGATCCAGACGGTATTTATAACATTCTAAAGATTTTAAGTCAAGTTATTAAAGATAGCAAAATCAATACATTTGTAATTAATCATAGCGTATTGCCTCACGAGATATTTGATAAAAAAATACACATATATAAAGAAAACGGATTCTCTAAATTTGATATTGAATCTATTGAATAAATATATAGAACATGGCATCATATAACGTTAAATACAATTCAGATGATAGTGTAATTCGACACTTGATTATCGGCTTCTTGGCTGATTTAAATAACAAGGTTTATTTTTATCGTCAAATAGATGCTAATAATCGAGCAGTAATCGACGTACCATTCTATTATTCAATCACAGGAGATGACGAATTCTTAAGAGATCATTTTCTATTTACTACAGCAACAGGTCCTGACTGTGTACCAAACAAGGCTTATGCCGATGGTAATTATGAATCAATTCCAAGAGGAGTTGCAAATTTAACATCAGTTCAAATCGACTCTGCTAAATTAGTTAATCGTAGAAATAGAGGAGAATACACTAGATTAGATGCTAACGGAGCAATGCAAGGATTTACAGCTGAATTTGAAATGGTTCCAATTGTAATGTCATTTGACTTAGAGATTCTAGTATCTTCTCAATTAGATGCTCTGAAAATAACAGAGATGCTAGTTAAGAAAATGTACAAATCAAATAATTACAACGTTGAAGTTGGACATTTAGACGAAGGTACATATAAATTAGCGGCGTTTTATGCGTTACCTGATGATTTTTCTCAAGAACGTCCAATTGGATATTCATTCGAAGACAAAGGTAAATATAAGATAACATTCTCAATTGAAGTTAACTCATTCTTACCAGCTTTTGATCTAGGAGATGGAAGAGACCTTGGAGATATGATTGGCGAAGATTCATTCGGAACAGAATCATCAACATCTCCTGCTAGAAGAGCTAGAAGACCAGGTAACACCGAATTGCATATTGGTAATAGAATGTTTGAAATTAGATCAACTCTGACGGATCAAACACCAGAACAATTTAAGAGAGGGTACATCACCGATGATGTCAACATCATAAATGACCAAGATTTATAAAGATATATAACAAAAGAAAAAAACCAGAATAAAAATGACTAAACAAGTTCTGTCACCAATTAATCAAACTGAAAATACAGTTCAATTCTATCTAAACGGTAGAGTTTTTGAAATGGTTGGATCTGAAATTAACGAATTAGAGGGTACTATAATTGACGCTCAATTTGCTGAAAAAATCAGAGCAATCCAAGCATTTGATTTTACAAATGAAAATGTAAAGTGGTACTATGGTGCTACTAGATTTAATTACAACATCGCAGAAAATAAATTTACATGGGGTAACTCAGAAATATTAGGAGAATCTTTCGCTAATCATGTTGTAGCAGCTGGCGCTGTTAAATATGAACACAATATCACAGCCAAACTTTTCGAAAGTATTCCTTCTATGCTTGAAACCATCGTATCTTTAGATTTTGTAGCATGTTACGAGGGGAACGGTAATACCGTAGATTTAATGAAAGTAGATGAAAATATCTACGTTTCAAGATTTAACACAGGAAACAGAATTGCAAAATTCTTTAAAGCTGAAAATGCAACTTCTGCGTTAGAGTACGTTAAAGAGCAAACTGGCCAAGATGCCGCAGGATTTTTACTAGAATTTTTAGAAGTTGAATCAGTTGAAATTGCTGAAAAAGCAAAGACAATTGCTTCACATGAAGCGACAATCGTATTTTTAAAGGAACAAAGAGAATTATTAGCAAACGCTGATAAAAGGAATCCAGAAATTAAAGAAGCTGACAAGTTAATTAACGAAGAAATTAAAGGTTGGGAGTCTAAGATTGCTGAATTAAAAGCTTAAGATTTTATAAAAGAGTTTATAAGAAAGGGTCGCATTGCGTCCCTTTCTTTGTTTTTAAACAAAAGTAAGACCCTGTGTATAATACTTAAATATAACTAATGACTGTGGCTGTAAGAAAACCTAGAGCAAATAAAAACTATTTAAATAATAGAGATTTTTATGATGCTATCGTAGCATCTAAAGAGCAAGATGCTCTGACTAAAGATGCTGAAAAAATGTTAATACTCCTTGCTGAAAAAGCAATTAATAAATTAAGATTCGTTAACGATGATGACCGATACGATTGTTTATCATTTGCAATTCTAGATTTATTAAAATACTGGAGAAACTTTAATCCAAAGTATACAAATGCGTTTGCGTACTTTACAGAAATAGCCAAAAGAGGTTATGCAAAAGGATGGAATAAACTACATCCACTAAAATATAAAGGTACTATTTCACTAGATCGAACCAGTAATGATTCAGACGACGGTGGTGGTATCTATAGTATCTAATGTCGATAAAAAAAGTAAAACCTAATAAAAAATCAGGATTCGTTCAAGGTTATTATACACCGGAAAATCCAACTAAATATATTGGTAAATCTCCAATCATATTCAGATCCTCATGGGAAAGAAAGTTTATGATTTGGTGCGATCGAAATACCAAAATTATTTATTGGTCGAGCGAACCATTGGAAATCAAGTATTTTTGGAGACTAGACGGTCGACAACATAAATATAGTCCAGATTTTTATATTAGAGTTACACAAGATGATGGAACATATAAAGAGATTTTAATTGAAATTAAGCCAAAGGGTCAGTTAACAAAACCAGAACCTCCAACTAAGAATTCACAAAAAGCTCTAGAAAACTACAAATATATTGTCGAGCAGTACACAAAAAATCTTGATAAATATATCGCTGCCACAGAATACTGTAAAGGTCGCAATTGGAAGTTTCAAATCTTAACTGAAAAAACTATTAATGGGTTACATTAAAGAACAAATAAAGGCAATGTCCAAAGAGTACGGTAGTACAGCTAAGGCGAAATCAGCATCCACTAAGTGGTTTTCTGAGTCGATGGCTGCGAAAGATGCTCTTAATGCTAAACCGACCCGTAAAAGATTTGAAGCTGGTAAGATATACGTTTTTAAGTATGAAAATCCAATAACAGAAGAAAAATTACCATGGTTTGATAGAGCTCCTGTAGTTCTAGCACTAGATACAATAGACCATACCGATGTAGGAATCAACCTAAATTTACTGCCGTCACCATTCAGACAACAATTACTAGATGCATTGTATACCAAACTCAAAGGTAAGATTGAAACCCAGTTAAAGGGTGTTAAAAAGGATGATGCTAGAAAACAAGCAGGTATTAAAGAATTTACATACGAATCTGCTAAAATATTTTTAGATAGATATGGCTTTGGTTTTGCAGTTCGCAGATACCTACCAAATTTAAAGAAAGGTCAAGCTGTTGTAAGCTATGAAAGCTGGCCAAAAATTGCTCTGGCAGAATTTGCTAAAATCAAAGGAGCAACAGTAACTCAAATCAGAAAAGAATTTATCGATTATAATAGAACCTTTAGAAATAAGGAAACCGGTAAGAACCAGGGACCAAACGAAGATACTAAGAATAATGACAATAAAAATCGTAATATATAAAACAATAAAAAACTTAAGCTAAATGGCTGGATTTGTAAATAAAAATGGACCTTTCAGTGCCAAGAGACCTTTTAATCTGAGTGACGGATTAAAAAGATTGTCTTCTTTCGGTATGTACTACGATGATTTAGTTCTTCGTCAGTCTCAAGCAATTGGTCCAATGGAAGATCAGTTTGGTTACGGCCAAATGAACGTAATGGGTATGGACAATGATGACATATATGGAGCATTTGCTGCATTGTCAATGGCCGATACCAACATGAGAAAGAACATTCCGTTCTTCGACATGAATTACAAAACTAAGAGAGATGAGTTAAGAACGTTCTCGATGCACGATGAGATCGAGGATATTTTAGATATTCTTTGTGATGAAGCTATTGTATTTGACGAAAAGAATTTTATCGCAAATCCTTCAGTTATTGGAATGGAAGTTTCAGACGAAGTTCAAAAATATCTTAATAAGGCATATCGCCAAATTTATCAATATTTTGGATTTGCAGCAGATCAATCAGCATGGTTTTATTTCCGTAAATGGTTGGTTGATGGTTATCTTTCATTTGAGATTATCTATAATCCAGAGCAAACCGAAATTATTGGTTTTAAAGAAATTGATCCAGTTACATTAGTACCTGGTTATAATAAAGAAGATGGTAAGAAAGTTTGGATCCAGTTTAAAGACGATCCAATTAAAGAAAGAAAATTGTATGATGCGCAAATTATCTACATTTCTTATTCATCAATTACTACAGCATCTAGAATTTCATACGTTGAAAGATTAATTAGATCGTTTAACTTAATGAGAGTTATGGAACATACCAGAGTTATTTGGGCGGTTACCAATGCTTCTTATAGAATGAAATTTATTATACCAGTTGGAGGTAAATCTAAGACACGTGCTAAACAATCTTTAGCTCAATTAATGAATAACTATAAAGAAGTTGTAGATTTCGATTGGGATTCTGGTGTTTTACAAACCAACGGAAAACCAATGTTACAATTTAATAAAGAATACTGGTTACCATCTAAAGATGGAGAACAACCAGAAATTGAAACTCTTGGTGGAGATGGTCCAGAATTATCTGACACTGAAGCTCTTAAATATTTCTCAGATAAACTTAAAGCAGTTTCGAAAATTCCATTCAACAGATTTATGTATGAAGATGGCGGTGGAGATTTCAACTTAGCAGCAGATGGTATGATTCGTGATGAGATTAAATTCTCTAAATTCGTTAACCGTTTAAGAAGTTCATTCCAAGAACTTTTAGTTAAACCTTTATACCTTCAAATGTGTCTTAAATTCCCTGAATTCGCAGACGATCCAGGATTTAAAACACAAATAGCATTAAGATATAATGAAGAGAATATGTTTGCTGAATTAAAAGAAATGGAAATCATGGATAAACGTTTAGCCTTTATCTCTTCTATGAAAGACAATTTAATGATAACTAATCCAATGACAATGGAAGAGGATCACTACTTCGACTTAGAATTCTTGGTAGATAGATATTTAAAATTATCGCCAGATGATAAAGCTGCGAACCTTGCATATAAAGCAAGAACTGAAGCTGCAAAAGCTGCAGAACCACCAGTAGATCCAATGGCAATGGGTGGAATGTAATTAAAATAAAATCAATATAAAATGAAAACTATTAAAACATTTGAAGAATTCGTTTCTGAAGCCGAGGCTCTAAAAGCTGAAGATTCTAAAGTATACGTTGAAGACCTTAAATTAGAAGACGGAACGGTTATTAAAGCAGCTGAAATTCTTGGAGCAATTGCAGCATCTGCTACAGAAAAGGAGTTTGAAAATTACTTCTTTGATGCATACGGTCAAGATGCTTTCACCGTTGAAGAGATGTCAACGTTAAAAACATTCTTTAATGAATCTGAAAAAGAGGACAACGAAGAAGAAGTTGAGAAAGAAAAAGAACCAGAAGCAGAAGCTGGTGCAGAAGGTGGAGAAGAAAAAGATCCAGCTGCCGGTCTAGAAGGCCTTTAAAATTAAAGATTTTTTAAAAAATCAAAAAATCAATCAGATATATAAAGAAACATAGTGTCTAAGAATATGACTCAAGAAAACAAATTACTTATTTTAGAAAGATCAAGCAACACCTTGACTTTTAAAGAAGATGGTGGAGCTTATGTACTAGAAGGTACATTTGGCGAGATTGGCGTGAAGAACCGAAATAATAGAATATACTCAGAAGCTGAATATGTTCCTCAGATCGAGGCTTTGCAGGCTAAAATTAAATCATCTAAATTGCTGGGAGAATTAGATCACCCACAGAATTTCGATATTTCATTAAAAAATGTTTCTCACGTAATTGAAGAACTTTCTTATGACAATACAACTAAACTCGTAACAGGAAAAATCAGATTATTAGATACTGATGCAGGTAGACAAGCAAAAGCATTAGTTGATGCTGGTGTACCTTTGCATATTTCATCTAGAGCAGCTGGTACTGTTGAATCTAACGGTCAAGTTAAAATCAAACAATTATTTACTTATGACTTAGTTGCAGATCCTGGATTTGCTAATGCTGAGCTTAAAAGAGTAAACGAATCTTTTGGTTTTGAAGACAGCGGAGATATTCTAATATATGAGATAAATAATATAGAAAACAACAATCAAAAACAAACTATAGAAGAAAACAAAATGGAACAATCAAGATTTGTGACATCTGAGGATTTCAATAAGTATTCTAAATATTTAGCTACTGAAATTAAAAGTCTAAAAGAGTCATTAACAGAAAAAACAAATGACGTTTTTGCTAAAGAAGTAGAAAACTTGAGAGAGTATTCTTCTTACCTTGCAGAAAAAATGAATTCAGTTATTACTTATAATAACTATCTTGCTGAAAAGTTAGATGATTCAATTCAACATGGCGATCATATCGCTACTAAAGTTGACGAATCTATTCAATACAGCGAAAAAATCGCAGAGTCAGTAAACAAAGTTAAAGAATATACTAATTATTTAGCTGAAGCTTATAATGATGGTGCTGCTACTCACGATAACATGTTAAAATATGTTGAATACTTAAAAGAAAACTTACAGAAGGTTACTGAGTACGCTGAGTACGTTGCAGAATCTGTAAATAAAAACCTATTAGTAGAAGACGAAGGTTTAACTGGTACTGAAGCAGATGAATTAAAAGACGATTCTAAAGACGTTACAACTGATGTTGTTGACGGAGATGGTAAAAAATACGCTAAAGCAGATGCTAGAGCTGAAGACGATTCTAAAGAATTGGAGAAAGATCTAGAAGATACTAAAGCGGTAGACGGAGAAAACATCGGTAAAGAAGTTACTGAAGCTGCTGGCGAAACTGGTACTAAAGCTGACGAATTAAAAGACGATTCTAAAGATGTTACTCCTGACGTAGTTGACATTGACGGTAAGAAATATGCTAAAGCTGATGCTAGAGCTGAAGACGATTCTAAAGAATTGAAGAAAGATCTAGAAGATACTAAAGCAGTAGACGGAGAAAACATTGGTAAAGAAGTTACTGAAGAAGTAGACAGAATGGATGCTTACAAAGCAGCAATTACTGAAAAATTACAAGCATTGGTTGAAAAAGCAACTGCTAAAACTTCTAAAGCACCTAGTTTCTTAAAATTCATTTCTGAATCTAAAGTTCAAGAATTTAACGGATTAGCTGAAGAAGATAAATCTAAAGTTCTTAAAGTTGTTGAAGGAAAAGGATTCTTAACTGAATCTCAAATCTACGCTCTATGGAATCAATCTTTAGCTGGAGCTCCAGTTGAAAACGAACCTACTGTTATTGCAGCAATGCCAGCAGAATATAGAGAAACTTGGAACAGTTTATCTGAATCTAAGAAAAGTCAATTGTTAGCACAATCTAAATATCATAAATTAGAAACAGAATATCAAGTAAGAAACTTCTGGCAAACAAGAGATCTTAGAGAAACTTCACCAGTAATGGAGAAAATCGAAATGATTAAAGAATCAAATGAAGTTGAAGTTAATAAGTTACCTTATGACTTAACTAATATGAAAGTTTCTATTGCAAAACAGTTCAAAAAGTAATTTTTTGAAAAAATAGAAAATTCGAAAAAAGATTTTAATATATAATACAATAACGACGATATTAGATAAGAAGCAAAAATCTAAATGTGTCGAGCTTAAAAGCTAAAAAACAAACATAAAAAACAATTTTTAAACAAAATGGCAAATTTAATTAATGAAGCTGAAATCAGAGATACATGGTCACCGATCATCGAATCTGCAACTGGTATCAACGATGCTTCTAAACTAGCGTGGATGTCAGAATACTGTCATAACCACAAATTGTATGAAGATGCAGCTATGATGTCTTTAGGTACTGCTGGTAACATTTTTGGTATGGGTGCTGTAACTCTTCCAAATTTACAAACAGGTGCTCAAGGTTCTGGTGACAAATCTCCTACATTATTACCGTTAGCAATGCAAGTTGCTGCGCAAACAATTGGTCTTGATTTAGTACCAGTTATCCCTATGGCTGGTCCAATGGGTCTTTTATCTTACTTAGACTTCGTTTACGAAGGTGGTAAATTAGGAGGAACAACTGCTCCAACTTACATCAAAGCA